GCCTAAAAATGCCCCGGCGGGAATTTTCGCCGGAGGTCGACCGACCGCAAGCCGCTTGAAAGGGAGTTGGATGCCTTCAGTTACAACCTCCGTGGTGTCTCTCAGGTTCAGCGGAGGTTTGATCCAGAATCTGGGCCCTGACATCCTGTATGTCGGTGAGCAGGATGACGCCGCAGACACCGGTATTCAGCTATCGAACGGCGATGCCGTCGCTGTCGGAGACGGACTCACGTACTACGGAGTCTCTGTCGGCACGAGTGACGTTCGTCTTCTGGGTCGAGCGACCGGAATCTCCTCGGTGACACCGGCTGCGTAGAAGCAGCCCCTAGAACGAAACACGCCAGACACGTAGAATTAATCCCCCCGGATCCGTCCTATTGTGTCTGGCGTGTTTCTCAAGTTCTAGCTCAGGTTGCCTCATCTGGGGGTCCCGGGAAGTTGCCGAGGCGTGCATTCACCCTCACGCTGATCCTGACCGCCCCTCGCCAAGGATCCGGAAAGTACCGGGATCCCCTGATGAAGTTACCTGATAGTACTGAGAACTACTTCACAACTCAATGATAGTGGAGGTGAACTCTATGGCCACTGGAAGGGGCAGATCAACGCCTGAACGGCCACAGCGTCCGCCGGCAACCACACCTGAAGGTCGCGAGAATCAACTCATCGCAATGGCCATGGACGAAGCCGAACGACAGATCAGAGAAGGCAAAGCTACCTCACAGCTTCTAACGCACTTCCTAAAGCTTGGTTCGACCAGAGAAGATCTTGAGAAGCAAAGACTGGCTCAAGAGAACAAGTTGCTTGAGGCAAAGGTCGAACAGATTGCATCGGAGAAGCGAGTAGAGGATCTGTACGCTAAAGCAATCGTTGCAATGCGTGCTTACTCAGGTCACCCGGTGGAAGATGATGAGCAGGATCAGATCTTACACGGAACTAAGAAGAATACACGACTACAAAGAGCGCTTCGAGTACCTGAGCTTGAGGTCGCAAGTAGGAGTCGCGACGTTCGGCTTTGAGCGTTACTTGAATCAGCGATTCTACACATCAGCGCAGTGGCGTCACGTACGAAACGTTGTGATCGCCAGAGATCTTGGATGCGATCTTGGCCTCGAAGGCTATGAGATCCACGACAAAGTCGTTATTCATCACATGAACCCGATGTCCGTCGAATCTGTAACCGAAGGCGATGAACGGATCCTCGATCCCGAATTCCTTATCTGCGTTACACTCAACACACACAACGCGGTTCATTACGGAGACGCTAGTCTCCTTGTAAAAGCTCCTGTCGTCAGAAGACCGGGTGATACTAAGCTCTGGTAGAATCGCACCAGATTAAGGACGACTCTTGGCTTCCGAACAAGAAATTGATGATTTCCTTGAACACTTCGGCGTCAAGGGAATGCACTGGGGCGTTAGGAAGCAAAGAACGCCTGAGAGAATTCAGAAAGACCTTACGAAGATAGATAACAAGCGTGATTCTTTCGGCAGGAAGATAATTCCAGCGGGAAACGTCGTCGCTGGAGCTGGCGCCAGAGCTGGTATAGCTAAAAGGATACTTAAGTACGACGAGGTCCAAGCGCCGGACGGAAGCAAAAGGCTAGTTCCTTCGGAAAGAACACCGAAGATAACTGACCAAAACCGAAGCCAGTACGAGAAGAAGATTGACCGAGCAGCGTACCGCAAATACATTGGAACTGGAGCAGCTGTAACCGCAACATTGCTTACGGCTGCTTATCTCGGTAACACTCGTATCTCAGATCCCGGAGTTTCCGATCTAGTAACTAAGGGCGCACTCGTTCTAGCTGGAGTTCAGACTCTTCAGACAGTGAATGTTTCCTGGGGAATCCACCGGAATATTTCCGATCGTGCACTTAACGAAAAGAGCAAGTCTCTTAAGAACGAGCTTAAAACTGCGCAACGTCAAGCCACAAACTGACCAGGCTCAATTTCTTGAGAGGCGGAAAGATTTTCAATGCGAATCATGTATGACGGTATCAACACTGATGCGCAAATCATCGCACGGCTGATCAAGCCCGGCGACATCGTCGCGTATTACATCGACGGCGAATTCGCGTGGAACAAGCAGGAGATCGCTCTCTTCCCGTACAACGAACACGTGACCATCACGGTTCTGGGGAATCCAGCAGATGCAGCTGACTGCGAGACTGGTGACATGACGCCGAGGTCTTCAGCTGACTGGGTCTTCAGGCAGAAGGCTGCCGGCTACTTCAGGCCAACGATCTATCGAAGCCTTAGCGTGATGCAGGACGTCCGGAACGCCACCGGCAGTCTTGTCATGGGCAAGGACTGGGATTCGTGGGTAGCCGACTACGACAACGAGCAGCGTTCTGTCTATCCGAACTCCGCCGCGAAGCAGTACCGGTCTACCGACGGCTACGACATGTCGGCCGTGTTCGATGACCAGTGGCCACATCGAGTCGCCGTTCATTCGCCCGCCCCGATCACTGCTCCGAAGTGGCCGTCCGGCCTGGTCCTAAAACTCGGCAACAAGGGCTACGCGGTTCAAGCTCTTCAGAAGGCCTGTGCCGGTTCCGGTATTCGCGGAGTCCGAGGAATCGCTTCTGACGGCATTTTCGGTCAACAGACCGAGACCGCAGTGAGGAATTTCGAGGCCGAAGCCCGACTCACCGTCGACACAGGAATCGCCGGATCTCAAGTCCGGAACGCACTCATCCATATCGGCGCTTTGAACTCCGCGGGTCAAGCGACCGATTAGAAAGCGAGAGATCGATGACCGCGAACCCTGAAAGCATTCTTGACTCGATCAAGAAAACTCTCGGCATCGACCCGGAATACGACGCGTTCGACCTGGACGTTGTCATGCACATCAACACCGCTTTTTCGGTACTTCGTCAGATCGGTGTTGGTCCTGTAACCGGATACGCCATCAGCGACAACACGTCACTGTGGTCCGAGTTCTCAGACGACATGGTTCTTCTGGCATCGGTGAAGTCTTACGTCTATGCCAAGGTGCGTATTCTGTTCGATCCGCCAGCGACGTCGTTTGCTCTCAACGCCTTGCAAGAGATGGTGAAGGAGCTTGAGTGGCGTTTGAACGTCGATGGCGAGACGATCACCAAGCCGAGTTACCCGGTCCCCAATCCAGCGACTCCCTACGATCCCGCTACTGTTCCTGCGAGAGATCCAACCGACACTACTCTCTGGTGGTGGATTCAAGAAGAAGGGGGCCAAAGTGGCTGAGCCAACAGCCAAGGAACGCACTTCGTTTGCCAAGGCCGGATGGGCTATGCCCGATGGGTCATATTACATCCGGCCTGGGCATCCGCAGGATCTGACTAACGCGGTCATGGCTGTCGGGCGTGCTTCCGGAAGCGACGGTACCTCCGATGAAGAGCAGCGTCTCGTCGTACGTAAGCACATCATCAAGCGGGCGAATCAACTCGGGCGAAGTTCTGCTCTTCCGCATACGTGGAATCCCGACGGAACGCTTATGACTACCGCGACTCATGCGGCTGTTGATGCATTTCTCGACCATCAGGGCGTGAAGGGCATGAAGTGGGGGATTCGCCACGACCTAGGCCATCAAGGTGATCGCGCCAAGACCTCCAAGATCAACAAGCTCGATAAGAAGTTCGAGAACGGTTCATTTTCTGATGTGATCAAGATTCACAATTCGGCCGCACAGGCCATGAACAACGGAATCCAAGATCGCATCAACAATAAGACCGAGTACAAGAACGCGGATCTGAACGATACTACTTCTGCCGTAGCCAAGAAGTACTATGCAGAATCCGCGAAGGCGTATCAGGATCAGCTCAACAAGGCTTCGGTCGACTACGGGACCAACGCTTCTGGAACCAAGCGGTATCAGGTTAATTCAGAAGACGGTGGCTGGACAATCAAGACTGTCGATGTGTCTCACGCATCCGCTACGACATATCGCGTCAAGCTGAAGTTGAACGCTAAGGGCCACATCGTCTCTCTCGGCGACCCTGTCCCGGACGACATGTCTCAGATGGACGCCAGCGAATTTGTCGAGCACTTCGGTGTCAAGGGAATGCACTGGGGTGTTCGGAAGGAAGATGGAAAGTCATCTCCTGCAGAGACACCTCAGGGGAAGTCGTCAGCTGACGCAGCTCGAGCTGCGAAAATTTCAGCTAAGGCTCAGACCGGAACGCATCAACTGACCAACAAAGAGCTTCAGGACCTTGTTCAGCGAATGAATCTCGAGCAGCAGTATTCGAAGCTGACTTCTCCGCCAGAGACAAAGAAGATTCAGAAGGGTCAGAGCTTCGTCCAGAAGTACAACAACCATACACAGTCCGGAATAACTGCGATCAAGGTGACTAAGGAAGCGATCAAGATACTTGGTCCTTTGCTTGTCGCCGGAGCCGCAGCGGCTGCGGCTAGTAAGGCTAGCGGTCACTCAGGTCCTGTCAGAATGCAGAAGCTGGCTATTGGGTCATAGAAGGGAGGTCAATGATGTCGTTGTCGAACACGGCTACGCCGAAATATTACGGCGCGTTTCGTGCCGCAGTTCTCCGCGGGGAGATTCCGGTCAATCGGGAAGTTTCCCTCGAGATGAACCGCGTCGACGATCTCATCAGAGACCCGAACTTCTACTACGATGATGCGGCGATCGACGGATTCGTCATGTACTGCGAAAACGAGCTCACGCTAACTGACGGAAGCGATTTTTACCTACTTGACAGTTTCAAGCTTTGGGCCGAGTGTCTTCTCGCCTGGTTCTACTTTGTCGAGAGGTCCGTCTACGAGCCAAATGCTGATGGACATGGCGGTCACTACGTTCGTCGCATCATCTGTAAAAGACTTGTTAACAAACAGTACCTTATTGTGGCTAGAGGTTCGGCTAAGTCTATGTATGCCGAATGTGTTCAGTCATATTTCCTTAATGTGGATACTTCAACGACTCACCAGATCACGACTGCTCCAACCATGAAGCAGGCTGACGAAGTGATGTCTCCCTTCCGAACAGCGATCACGCGTTCACGCGGTCCCCTCTTCCAGTTCTTGACTGAAGGTTCCCTGCAGAATACGACGGGCTCTCGAGCGAACCGTATTAAGCTGGCCTCCACCAAGAAGGGGATCGAGAACTTCCTGACGGGGTCACTGCTCGAAGTCAGACCAATGGCCATAGCTAAACTGCAGGGACTCAGGCCAAAGGTCTCGACCGTCGACGAATGGCTTTCTGGTGATATTCGTGAGGATGTAATCGGAGCTATTGAGCAAGGCGCTTCAAAGCTTGATGATTACATCATCGTAGCCACCTCATCAGAGGGAACGGTTCGAAACGGATCCGGCGACACAATCAAACTCGAACTCGCCGATATCCTTAAAGGCGATTACCCTAACCCACACGTTTCGATCTGGCATTACAAACTGGACGATCTTGAAGAAGTTGCAGATCCTGACATGTGGCCTAAGGCGAACCCTAACATCGGTAAGACTGTGTCGTACGAAACGTACCAGCTTGATGTCGAGCGAGCAGAGAAAGCCCCTGCTTCGCGGAACGATATTTTGGCTAAGCGTTTCGGAATTCCAATGGAAGGTTACACATACTTCTTCACGTACGAAGAGACTGTCGCTCATCGGAAGCGAGAGTTCTGGCGTCTTCCCTGCGCTATGGGCGCCGACCTATCACAAGGTGACGACTTCACAGCATTCACATTCCTTTTCCCGTTGGCTAACGGTTCGTTCGGCGTTAAGACTCGCAGCTATATTTCGAGTTTGACTTTGATGAAGCTGCCCGGGGCAATGAGGCAGAAGTACGACGAGTTCATCAATGAGGGCAGTCTCCACGTACTCGAGGGAGTAGTCCTCGACATGATGGAGGTTTACGAAGATCTCGAGCGTTTCATCACGGCCAACGAGTACCAAGTTAACGCGTTCGGATTCGACCCGTACAACGCCAAGGAATTCGTGACACGCTGGGAAGCCGAGAACGGGCCTTTCGGAATCGAGAAGGTCATTCAGGGCGCTCGAACCGAGTCGGTTCCGCTCGGGGAGCTCAAGACGCTGTCGGAAGAGCGGATGCTCATATTCGACCAGTCTTTGATGAGCTTCGCGATGGGCAACGCAATCACTATCGAGGACACAAACGGTAACCGAAAGCTGCTCAAGAAGCGTCAAGAACAGAAGATCGACAACGTCGCTGCCTTGATGGATGCTTGGGTTGCGTACAAACTGAACAAGGAGCAATTCGAATGAGTTCCAACAACGCTGTCCAGCCAGTCGTTGCGGTTGCCTCAGGTACCGCGCCGAGCAACAACGCTTCGACGCCGATGGCAATTACCCTCGGCGGGTATACCGCACAGGCCGTCGGGAACGTGTCGCCCACCGACAACCTTCTGGCAGCCATCGCCAAGTTGGAAGCTCGGATCGCCCTCCTCGAGGCCGTCTAAACCTCGAGGAGGCCTAATGCCCCAGGACGTTGATGATTTCCTCGAGCACTTCGGTGTTAAGGGAATGCGTTGGGGTGTACGCAAGCCGCGGTCGTCCAACGCAGACATCATACAGGCGCGTAAAAACCAGGCTCGTCGAAAGCGTGTTTCAAACAAAGAAGCGCGCGCCGGAAACACTTCCGAAGCACAGAAGCTCAAGGACGAGTACAACACACATCCTGATAAAGCTGTCGCGGAACTACATACGACTGGTGAAAAAGCGTCTTCCGTAGTTAAGTACGCCGCGCATCACCCTTTTCAAACTCTCGCCGTGGCGACGGTCACAAGATCGGTTTACCTTCATCGCGGCGAGATCGCCGGAACCGCTGTCATCGCTGGGAAGATCGGTTCTTATTTGGTGAAGCAAGCTTTCACCTCAAAGGATTCCGAAGTCTCTAGTCACATGGCCCTTGGCCGTCAGGTAGTTCAAGGATTCGTGATTCATGGCTGAGCATGAAGAAATAGACGAATTCCTCGAGCACTTCGGTGTCAAGGGAATGCGCTGGGGCGTTCGTCGTCAGGCAAAACGCGACGCCAACGAATATACCAAGGCGAAGCTAAGCTACGGCCAAGGCGCAGGAACTCGTCGAAAGCTTATCAACGCAAAGGTCAGTCAACGATCGGGTAATCCGGACTACAAGTCTGCTTTCGACGATTTCGTTGCCGGTCAGAATCTGTCCAAGAGAGCTCGCCAGGCAAAGGTCAACACCAGAACCAAAGCTGCAACAAGATCGACGGCCAAAACCGCCCGCGGAGTTCATAGGTCGCTAACTGGCGGTTTTGGTTCTGTGTCGCTCGCTTCCGCGGCGATAGCTGGTGCATATCTTGCGGCGCATCAAACGGGCGCCGACAAGGTAATCATCAGTAAGGCGTCAGACTTCATCAAAAGTAATCGTTCGCAGGAAGCGACGAAAGCCTGGCTCAGATCTCAAGGAGTGCAAGGCGTATGAGCGAGTCAATTAACGTCGACGATTTCCTCGAGCACTTCGGTGTTAAGGGGATGCGTTGGGGTGTTCGGAAAGTTCACTCTACGAGCAACGATTCGAACGCTAGTCTAGCAGTACGAACGGCGCAAACTATCAACCGGCATCAGACCACCGCCGTGCTAGTCGGTGTTGGTGTTTCCATTCAGGCGGCTAGAAGTGGTCACAATGCTATGCCCTTCATCCTCGGGACAATTGGGGCTATCGCTCTAAGCAACGCCACAGCACAAAAGCACGCCGAAGCCGGGAAAAAGGCTGTGAACGACATGCGTCCTTCCACCTAGTCAGACAATCCTAATGCCCGGAAGGAGGTGAGCGATGGCTGGGGTTAGCGGAATATTCTCAAGGATAAAACACAGTTGGAACGCTTTCGTTTCAAATGAGAATCTTAGAGGAACGCAAGACTGGGGCGGCGACGGTCCAAGTTACAGCTTTAGACCTGACCGTCCCAGGTTCAGGATAACAACTGAACGTTCGATCATCTCCGCGATCTATACACGTCTAGGGATCGACGTCGCTGCGGTCGATATTCGTCATGTACGAACAGACGAAAACGGTCGATACGCCGACGACATGGTCAGCGGTCTTCAAGACTGTCTTCAGACTGAGGCGAACATTGATCAGGGCGCTCGAGCTTTCATACAAGACGCGGCAATGACACTCCTAGACCGAGGATCGATCGCTATCGTTCCGGTCGACACAACAATGGATCCGTTTGCTGACCCGACTAATCCGGGCAGTTTTGACATCCAATCTTTGCGGGTTGGCGAGGTTGTAGCCTGGTACCCGAAGAAGGTAACGGTTCGGCTCTACAACGATGCAGATAACAAGGGCGTTAAGGAAGACATAACCCTTCCTAAGCGATTTGTCGCCATCGTCGAAAATCCCTTGTACACGATCATGAACGAGCCAAACAGTACGTTGCAGCGGCTCATTCGTAAGTTGAATCTTCTCGACGCCATCGACGAGCAGTCTGCGTCAGGAAAGCTCGACCTCATCATCCAGCTGCCTTATGTCATTAAGACGGAGACACGCCGGGCCGAAGCTGAGAAGCGTCGGAAAGAGATTGAGGTACAACTTAAGGGATCTCAGTACGGAATCGCGTACGCGGACGGTACCGAGAAGATTACGCAGCTTAACCGGCCAGCCGAGAACAACTTGATGGGCCAAATCACGACTCTGACCACAATGCTCTACGGACAGCTAGGTCTGACTGACGAAGTCATGAACGGCACAGCTAACGAAGCCACAATGGTCAACTACTATAACCGGTCAATTGAACCGATTCTTGGCGCACTTACCCAAGAGATGAAGCGGAAGTTTCTGACTAAGACTGCTCGATCTCAGGGACAAACGATCATGTATCTGAACAACCCGTTCAAACTCGTAACTGTTCAGGTACTTGCTGAGCTCGCGGATAAGCTCACCAGGAACGAGATCCTTTCATCCAACGACGTAAGGTCTATCATCGGGTTCAAGCCGTCGAAGGACCCGAAGGCCGATCAGCTGCTTAACAAGAACATACCGGCGGCTTACGCTGAACTCCCAGTGAATGGGGTGGCTCTTAAGAAGCCGCAACTCCCCCCGAAGTCCCCATTCCCTCAGGTGGCTACACAACCCACAACAGGAGTAAATCAAAATGGGACCAGTCCCTGATTTTACCGGGTACGCTACCCGGCATGGGCTTAAGTGTGCCGACGGCAGGATCATCATGGCTGGGG